AAAAGTTCAATTACATCTGGGGAGGCCGTGGTACGGGGAAAACTTACGGTGCTCTTAAATACTGTATTGAGCATAAAAAAATTTTCGCTTATATGCGATCATTGCAGACACAGATTGATATGATTAAAATTCCAGAGCTTTCACCTTTTAAAAAATTAAATCACGATCTGGGATGGTCAATATATCCGAAAAGTGTCGGAAAAAATATTGCGGTGTATTATAACGCAGAAATTGACGAAAATGGTAAAATAAAATATACTGGAAATATACTTGGTTATGCTATAGCATTAAATACTTTTGCCAATTTACGAGGTTTTGATGCATCAGACGTTGAGATAGGGATATATGATGAGTTTATCCCTGAAAAACGTGAACGCAGAGTTGAAAATGCCGGATATGCTTTTAAAAACGCATATGAAACAATGAATCGAAACCGTGAACTCGAGGGTATTAATCCAATACAGTTTTTATTGTTTTCCAATTCCGAAAGTTTATCATGTGATATGTTTATAGAGAATAATTTAATGGAAAAAGTATCGAACATGGATATTAACAAACAATCTCTGTCTATTATACGTGATAGAGGTATTGGACTTTTTAACTTGTATGATTCACCGATTTCTGAAAAGAAAAAAGACACAGCTCTGTATAAAATGTCTGGATCAGATTCGGCATTTAACAGGATGGCACTAGGAAATGAATTTTATTCCGCTGATTATTCAGGAATTAGAAGCATGAACATTAAAGAACTGATACCTCTATGTAAAATGGATGCTATTACAATATATCAGCACAAGAGAAAAGACTTAATATATGTAACACGGCATAGCTCTGGTACACCGCCAGAGTATTCCAATACGGACAAGGATGTGAAAGCTTTCAGACGAGATTTTATTTATTTATGGGATATGTATTTATCAAACAAGGTACTGTTTGAGGATATCACAAGCAAGTCTCTATTTGAGATATATTTTAAAAATAAATATTGACTTTGTGCTTTATATCTGATATTATCTTTCATAGAAAGACAAGTGTTCGTGGCACACGTACAACACGTTGGGAGCGTGGGATCATAATGATCCAATGTGCATGAGTATGTACAACTCAAGAATTTGTAACACTTAATCTTTCGTCACATATGCAGAGTGTCACAGCCTGCATATGTTTTGTTTCACGTGAAACATTTCTCACCTTTCTTTAATGTTTCACGTGAAACATATTATATGTTGTGCTAATATATAATGGAGGTGAAATATGGACGTTAACTCGTTATCAACTCTTATCAGTAACATTGGTGTGCCTTGCGCTTGCCTTATCGCCACTTTCTATCTCTGGCAGAAAGAAACAGACGCACACAAGGAAGAAATGAAAAACATGACAGACGCACTCAACAACAACACTCAGGCACTAACCAAACTCACAGACCATATTACAGGAAGTGAAAAAAATGACGATTAACTACAACAAAAATATCAGAGGTGTGTACATCGTCACAACGAACACAGAGCCTCTGATGATCAGGGCAGAGCCTAGTACAGACGGAACAGTTATCGCAGAAATGCCAAAAAACACGAAATGCATCTGTTTAGGATGTTATTCTGGAAACTGGTATGCAGTCACTTACGAGCATGACGGTATCATTTCCACAGGCTTTTCACATAAAAATTATCTCAGGAGGGATTACAAAATATGACATTAGACAACTTAATCACACTTATTTCAGCGGGATTCACAAAAGACGAAATCCTCACAATGTCAGGTACAGCAACCCAGCGTGCCCCACAGCCCCAGCCACAGCCACAGCCACAGCCACAGCCACAGTTCTATCCACAGAACTATCAGCAGGCACAGTCACCAGTGCAGGGTGTACAGGGATATACACAGCAGTTTCCACAGATGTTTCCACAGGCACAGGCACAGGCATATCCTCAGACACAGGCACAGCAGGAAAGACAGATTGGAGATCAGAATGATGTTATGAACGCACTTAAAAGTCTCACAAGTGCGGTACAGAGTAACAACGTTAATCTGATGCAGAACACAGTTCCCAAACAGGTTACAACAGAAGATGCTATAGCAAGCATTATCAATCCGCCAAACTATGATGGATTGACAGGGGGTGAAAAATAATGGCGAATACATTAAGTTTCGATCAGATCAGCACAGTGCTGAATGATATCGTTAAACAGGCCACAGGCGTTGAAACTATGAAAGCAACGGACACAAGCTCGTTCGTAGCACAGGCACAGACAGCGTTACTTGTGGGTAATGACAGGATTATGAACAGCATTTCTCAGGTATTAGACAGGACGATCTTTTCTGTACGACCTTACAATGCTAAATTTAAGGGGCTGAGAAGAACTACACAACAGTGGGGAAACCATGTGCGTAAGTTAGGGATGCTGGACGATGATTGGGAAAACGATCAGAGACAGCCACTTGATGATGACACGGCGGTTGATATGTATAAGATCAAAAAAGGAAAAGTTTTACAGACTAATTTTTATGGCGGTCAGGTATTCCAGAGACACAGAACGTACTTTCGGGATCAGTTAGATCAGGCGTTTCGCAATCCTGACGAGTTTGGGCAGTTTATTTCCATGTATACTCAGAACACGATGGATATGATCGAACAGGCACATGAGAGCATGGCAAGAGCCTGCGTTGCAAACTATATCGGAGCTAAAAACATCTGGCAGGCAGGAGTTACCGCAAGTACAGATGGATATACCGGAGATCATGTTGTTAAGTTGCTCACGATGTACAATACAGAGAACGGAACAAAGTTAACCGCCAATGATGTAAGAAAAGCGGAGAATTTCCCGAGTTTTTACAAATGGGCTTGTGCTAAGATCATGACTTACATGGACTTTTTCACAGAGAGAACAACTCGATTCCATGCGAATATCACGGGAAATGAGATTGCAAGACATACTCCGCTGAGTATGCAGAACATCATGATTTTTAGCCCAGATCTGCATACCGCAGACACTACAGTACTGAGTAACACGTTCCATGACCAGTATCTCAAAATTGCGACAAATGAAAAGGTTAATTTCTGGCAGACACTTGACAGTCCGATGGATATTAATGTAACGCCTTCATTTATGAATCCGGATGGAAGTGTTGAAAAGGGTGAAGCTCAGGCAATGAGCAATATCTTTGCCGTACTGTTTGACGAAGAGGCTATGGGCCTCACTACGATCAAGCAGTGGAGTAGCACAACGCCTTTCAATAGCGCAGGTGGTTACTGGAATATTTACTATCATTTCACAGATCGTTACTGGAACGATCTCACAGAGAATGGTCTTGTTTTTGTTCTGGAATAGGAGGAAATAATAATGGCGGTAACAGTCAATTTTAAGACAGCGAGCAAAAGAGTTAATTCTACAGGAGTTGTCGGCGGTGATGTTACCGCCGTTTCCTGTAATATTAATGAACCTTGTTCTATTGAAAATCCACAGATCATACTGAGAAATGGAGGCAGTGCCCCGTCATGGAATTACTGTGAGATTGTAGAATTTAATCGATCATACTGGGTTGAGGATTGGGAGTATAGAAACAATACATGGATTGCACATTGCGTTGTGGATGTGTTAGCAACGTACCGTGATGCGATACAGGCAAGTAATTTGTTTTTTATCAGAAGCTCAACGAGTTTTGATGGAGATGTGATGGACACTCTATACCCAACGTTGTCGACACCAGTTAAGAAACGGACAGTTGTTAATGATGGTTTATTTCCGGTTGCTGAGTATGGTTTAAATCAGGGGTATTTTGTTTGTGGCATTGTGGGGGAGGATGGACTTACAAATTTTTATGCTTTTATTCCAACTAATTTTGCAGATTTTTGCTCAAAGATATTTTCTACTCTTGACTGGGCGAATATCTCAGGTCAACAGATCACAGATAGTTTGCTAAAATGTTTGTTCAATCCGTTTCAATATCTGACAAGTGTTATGTGGTTTCCTTGTGAAAATGTTGGCGCAGGAAGTACGCAGGTTTCAGAGGTTAAGTTTGGTTTTTGGTCTTGCGATGTGACTGCATTGAAGTTGGGTAATAAGCCTTTTTATAGCAGGTCTTTTGATATGCCGATTTCTCAACACCCACAGGTTTCACGTGGAACATTTTTAAATGCGTCTCCGTTTCGTAGGATTCAGTTAACTATTGACCCGTGGGGAACGTTCGATATTGACGGAGGAAAAGTTGCAAGTGCTGAGAGCGTAACAGTCAGCGAAACTATTGACTGTATGAGCGGAGTTGGTGTAATGTCAGTGAGCGCAGGAGGTGTTACTTTATATAGTGGATATGCACAAATTGGAGTTAACATACAAGTGAGTGATTTACGGGCAAACATTATTGAAAGTGGAAGTAATTTGCTAAGTAGTATCGGGAATTTATTTTCTGGCAATTTTTTGGGAAGTGCGTCAGGAGTTGCAAATGCAGTTGAGAGTGCGATACCCGATGTACATACAAGAGGTGTTAATGGTACGTTGTTATCAATAGCACGTATACCTTTCGTTATTGAAACATTTTATAAAATCACGGATGAAGATAGAGCAGATAATGGCAGACCTTATATGAAAAATGGCACAATGCAGGAGTTAGGCGCTGGGTATTATGTGGTTGAAAATGGTTCGATTAATGTACACGGAGCAACTCGGAACGAAAAAGAACAGATCAAACAATTCCTTGAGGGGGGTGTGTATTATGCGTAGCTTTCCTGCTAGCAATATTTCAATGTTCGTTGCGCTTATGACAAGTGCTAACTCAGGTCAGAATCCATGGGGATCTGGTGGAGCAGGCGGAATCGGTGGGTTGATGCTACAAGCGTGGCAATGGATCGTTGATCGTTGCAACGCTCCCGATGTTGGGTATAATCAGGACTACAGAAATGAACAGACTATCAATGGAATAACTTACTATGATTGTAGTTCTTTAATCTTTTATGGGCTAGGGCACGCAGGTTTTGAAGTCAATTTGACAGCGTGGCCTTTTACCACAGAATCAATGCCAACGATACTGAAAAATCTCGGTTTTGAGGAAATAATATTACCTGCCGATTATACTGATTTTAAATTTCAAAAAGGTGATATTTTATGGATACATGACACATCACCCGGAGGTCATCAACATACAGAAATGATGTACGATGATACGCACAGCATGGGAGCGCACAGCAAACGTCTCCCACTTCCAGATCAGGTAAGCATTAACACCTATACAGTGTGGGAAAGTACTATACACTATTGGAGAGTGTACCGGTGGCCTTTCTCTGGTGGTGATTGGCAGGTTGGCGGAAACAGTGAGTATTTTGGAGATCCCACAGCTAACCTGTGCGGAAACAATGAAAAAGCCATAAATAACGCAACTGTGATTTTAAATTATTTTAAATCTCAGGGGTGGAGTGTAAATGCTATTGCAGGAATTTGTGGAAATATTCAACAGGAAAGCACTTTCAATCCGGCACTGATTGAAATTGGTGGTACTGGACACGGGCTTGTGCAGTGGACACCACCGACTGATTTATATAAAGTTATTGACGTATTATATGGAAGTCATGATGATTGGTATGATGGTCAGAAACAGTTGAGTGTTATTTTTGCAGAGTTTCAGCAAAGCTCTGGAATTAAAAACTGGGGTATCGAGCCACAATGGTATAGTACAAGTGCGTACCCTTTAAGTTGGAGAGAGTGGAGTGTTAGCACACAGGATGCTGGATATCTTGCACTTGCTTTTCAGGCAAACTATGAAAGACCTGCTAGTATACATCAGGAACGTGCCGGATATGCTAGAGCGTGGTTTGATTATTTTAATAATTTGTAGGAGGTGAATATATGTTTGGATGTAATACAGGTGTTGGTGCCCCGGTGATGTATAATTATATCAACCAATATAATAGCAACTTAAGCCCTAGCACAAATCACTGTAAAAATACACAGTTATTCTGGTATTTTCAGAGATATTTGTTGCAGAAAGCTATTTCTGTGATGAAGTGGGAAGTGCCGGATAACTGGGATAAAGATTACTTTTTGTACTGTTTATATTGCTGGGGTACAGTTGCTATCATCAATACTGACAAGTTTGGTGTAATTCCACAGGGATGCACACTTAAGGGGTACAATGTTTTTTACAGACCGGCGCAGGCGGTCATCAGCAATCCCTTGTTAAAAGGTGTGATTGAACCTGTTATTGGTGAGCAGTGTGTCCTTTTTAAGTGTACCGCTGACTATGGTGGGATCATGGATCTTGTCGGAAGATACGCGAATGAAATGGCTATTGCTATGGAATCTCTGGACATGAACGTAATGAACAGCAAGCTTGCGTATGTTTTCCGAGCAAGGAATAAAGCGGGAGCGGAAAGTCTGAAAAAAGTCATGGATCAGGTCATGAGGGGTGAGTTGGCTGTTTTCTATGATGAGAAATTGAGGATTCAGAGAGGAGATCAGACGGAGGAACCGTGGGATTATTTTGTTAACAACTTAAGACAGAATTATATTGCGGGTGATGTTCTGGACACTCTGAGAAGATTGGAAGAATTGTTTTGCACTGAGGTTGGTATTCCCTCTGCCAGATCAGATAAAAAAGAGAGAATGATATCTTCCGAAGCTGAAAGCAATGATGTGGAAACTTCAACTAGGATGGAAATGTGGTTGGATGGATGGCAGAAAAGTTGTGCAGATGTTAAAAAGATGTTTGGCGTTGAGGTAAGTGTTAATTGGAGACACAACCCGAGTGAAAATGTTTCACGTGAAACATATGGAGGTGATTCTGATTGAGTTTATTAACCGTTGAGGGATTATATAACTATGATAACACATTGTTTGACGGGTTTAATGTTCCTGAGGGGCTTGTGAAACAGATTGCTATTGATACGATTTTGATGAGGACGAGAGAGTTGGAGATTTTATATCCAGATTTTACTTACATGAAAAATCGTATTACAATATGGAGTAACAAGTATCAGATTAACTGGAAAAAGTTATATGATACGACAGTACTTGAATATAATCCGATCGAAAACTATGATCGTATGGAGGACTGGACAGATACTGACGATGAAACAACTTCCAGTGCTAGAGATAACACAATAAAAAGCACTAGCACAAATGAAATAATGAATAGTGTTAACATAACAGATCAGAATACCGCTTTTAATGCTGGGCTTGCGGATCATGCGAAACAGATTACGGATGGAGACACGACAGAAAACGGAAGTATTACCAACACAGAAAAAGAAAACGTGAATGATGGGAGAACTGGAAAGCATACAAGAACTGGACGGGCTCATGGAAACATTGGTGTTACTACGTCACAGCAAATGATACAAAGCGAAAGAGATTTAGTTGTTTTTAACTTGTACGATGTAATAGCAGAAAGTTTTATCGAAAATTTTTGCTTAATGGTATATTAATAGGAGGTATTATATTATGAGTATGGAAAATTTAGGCCCGTACACTAATTTTCATGAACTTAATCAGGATTGGTTTTTACAAGAATTTAACAAACTTATTGCACAGTGGAAAGCTATGCAGAAAAATTTTGATAACTTGCAAGATGCTTTTAACGATCTGAAAAGTTATGTGCAGGATTATTTTAAGAATCTGGATGTACAGGATGAAATTAATAATAAACTGGATGCTATGCTTAAAGATGGAAATTTAACAACTGCCATAATAACAGCCCTTTTACCTATGCAACCGAAAATTACAAATTCAACACAGGCTTATACTGAAATAGCTAATACTGCAAATACATATGTTAACAGAAATGATTTCATTTACGGTTATAAACATGCAGCTTTCAGAAACAACGTGGAAAAGGTTAATAATAAATATGAAATCAACTGTTCAACGTTTGTTATGCTTTTACTCTTAGGTGTTACATTTGACAACTCAAAATATAATGGTAATAATAATATTATGAACAATTTACTTTTTAATAATCAGGATATTAAAGATTTCTATTCAAGCGGTGATCCAAATGATGATACAACATGGAAATTCTCCGGTCAGTTATGTCAGTGGTTGTATGATAGGGGATATTGCTTTAAACCTAAAAGTGTGAATGAATTAAAAACTGGTGATATTCTTTTCTACAATCTTAAAGATGGTGGTACAGATCCCTCATTTTTTGGAGTCAATCACAGTGCTGTTTTCAGTTGTGTTAATAACGATGCTGTATACACTGTTTGGGAAGTTGGAACGGTACCGAAAATAGCTAAATATTTAACACCTTATTTCGATCAGTTGGTGATGGCGGCTAGATTACCGTATAGCAATTATACGTTACCTGTTGATAATATAGGCGCAAGTACAAAAAACACAATAGAAAATTTCACTGGCACAACAACTTGTACACCTGTTAATGGATTTAAAAAAGACAGGCAATATACACTGATAATTTCTATTGACTATGATTATAATAAGAAAAGTGGGAAAACATCAATTTACCCCGGCATATCTGATTCTAATAACACGAACTTGGCTAGTGATTATGGTGAAACAGATTATAGGAACTTATTTATAATACCATTTGTGCCTGTAGTAGATACTGCTTTTATTTATATTAATTCAAGGAGTAGTACAGGTAAGTTGCCAACAACCGGAGTGCTTAATTGGTATAATGTAATTGAAGGTTTTAACACGTACCCAAGAAAATATTATCCATCTTTAAAAACCCCTGTATCTGATAAAAACATTAGCTACCGAAGGACTAAATTCGCTAATATTATCAGCTTAAAAATTGATAACCCAACATTAAATGCTCTCGTTAACTATGCTAGCATTAGCAACATATATCTTCCTTTATTAAATAACCCATTATCAGCGATTGCCATTTCAACTAGTGAAGGATCAATACCATGTTGTGTTTATATATCTAGCGAAGGGAGAATATTATAATACGTTTTCCATCAGTTCGTCGCTCACATCATAAAGGTTCTGGATGAAGG